TCTTTAAAGCAACCGGATATCTGCGAAGAGATTTGTTCAGGTATGAGACTCCATAGGAATAATAGGAAGATATTAGCAAAGCAAGCTACAAAGATCTTAAAAAAAGCAAAGATGCTGCCTTCTTCAGACCCGGATGAGAGAATTAGAGCAAAGTTCTCGAGTCCTGAAGAAGCAGACTTTAAATCAAAACATTTTCATTTGAACAAAGATGCCAAGCTCGTTCTGAATAGTTACAAGCCTGGGGTCGATGAGAGGATCATCCCTAAGGAGTTGAGTGTAGGTTATTTACCTCTTAGTGAGTACCCGATTGATCCTGGATCGACCATTAACACCTTTCTTAAGAGACATCTAATCCACAACGAGTCATCTGACGCAAACCACCAGTTTATAGCGAAGTTAATGAAAACCATTCTTAACAAATGTTTCGACAGTGACCTCATGCCCAAACTGCCAAATCTCGATACTTATCTTAAAGGCGATTATCTCAATGCTCTCGCTGCTTACAGGGTTTCTCAGTTGATGAGAATAAAGGATGAGCCTTACAACTGGAAACACTTTATAACATATGGGGCTTTTGATAAGAACGAAGTTCTATTGAAAGATTTCGCAAGATATGTTTCAAATGCTCACGTAAAAACGAGTTACCATATATGTCCTATGGTTAAACCGATATTGGCCTATATAAAAGATTGGTGCCTTGAAAAATCAAAACAGGAACAATATTCTTTTATTTTCACTTCTGGAAGGACAATCGATGAAGTGGCAGAAGAGATGTTTAAAGCTCTGATCAATATCGATGGGGACTATACGAGTTTTGATGCATCATGTGTTTCGCGGGTCTTTGAGATATTTAAGGATGTTTTTGCAGACGTTTGGGTTAGTAAAAAATGGGAGGATTACCTAGAGACTTTTGGAACAACTCATTATGTAGTAAAGATGAAAGATAAACAAAGGAAGTTAGTCAGAAAGATAATAGACTATGTCTGTTTCAATGGCCAACAAAGTGGAAGTCCTATAACCACTTTAATGAATACTTACATTAACGCTACTCTATGGGCACTAGCTCACTACATCTCATTTGGGGAAATAGGTTTGTGGATGCCAAAGTTCATCGTTGGAGACGACTCGGGAGTGTGGGGAAATCTCAAAAGTGTTGAAGCTTTGAAAGTGATCTGCGATAGATTGGGTATGCACCCAAAGTTGAATTTTTGTCCCAATTTAATAGAATACAATAACCACTTTCTTGTTGAGACGAAAGAAAAAACCCACAAGCTGGTTCCCAAAGCAGCAAGATCCCTCAAGAGGCTATTCATGCAACCAACCATTGACTCTAGCATTCCAAGGAAATTCACGTTGAATGAGCTTTTCCAGTTGCAAGCGTCAAATTATTCGGAGAGAGGAGCTTTGGGAAGCATCCCTCTGATTAGGAAGGTATGGGAAAGAAGCGTTGAAAATTTTGGTGAAGTCAAAATGAGTCCGCAATCATATGAGTCATTAGTAAAAACGAAGAACCCTCATAGACTTTTACCTGGATCACTAGAGGTGGTAGAGTTAAGTGACGATTACTTTGATCTATATTGTTTTGAGAATTTTGGTCTGTCTGGAAAGAACGTAAAAAAGTTGGAGAAAGACTATGAGAAGAACAAACTGGTAGTAGGTGATGTGCTTTTGGGAAAATCTACTTTTAAGATTGGCAAAACTTTGGAAGAAGCCAAAGTAGGAATAAATATGTTGGAACATGACG